TCTGATTTGATATTATAGGTTTGTATCCACCAACGTTTACGGTCTTGCCATTCTTTGGTGCGGGTATCGAGTATTGAAAATGGTTTTATCATAGATAACACAAATATACAAAAAAAGCTTGGGATTACCAAGCTTTTCTTTAATTATATTTTATTTGATTTAAGCTAATTCTAATTCATCATTTTGATTTAATGTTTGAATATACTTTTCTTCCATATCTAACAAACTCAATAAATTTTTTTCGTATGCTTTTATTTGGCCTGTTAATTTAATCAAAGGTTGTTTTAATGCTTCTTTCCTTTTTGCGTCAGTTTCTTTGTTATATGGAATTACTGCAGCTTTTCTTGCATCCATTAATTCTTTTATTTTCTTTTTAACTGCTTCTATTTTTAAAAATAATTTAGGAATACCCGCTTCTTTAACAACTCCTTCGGGTACACAATTTGGAACTTCTTTACCATTCTTGTCTTTCATCCCAACTTGCTTATATCCTTTCCAACAAGGGTCATTTTCCATTAACTTTGTTAATTTAATCATACCCTCATTTTTCATATATGGTTTATTATCAAATACCGATTGAATCAAATCTGCTTCTTTATGGAAACCATTCATTCTTAATGTGAATGCAATTGCATCTGCTGCTTCTACTCCACCCCAACCTGCTTCTTGTGAAGCTGAAATTCCTAATTCTCTAGCATTGTCATCTACATCATCCGAATATTTAGATGCATATTTTTGACTAATTGCTGCCATCTTTTCTTTGAATTTTGGGTCTTTCATTGATGGGTAATCTGGTTTTTCAGCCATTTCAGGTTTACCTTCTATTTTAGCAATCAATTCTCTAGCTTCAGTATGGTAATTAGAATCAGTTAATGCTTCGTATGCTGCTTGAAGCATTCTTAAAGGATATTCTTTGTTACCCAACTTTTGTGGAGTAACTCCCAACTCTTCAGCTTTTGATTTTGTAGCTTTGTTTACTTGTGGATTACCTTTTCTTTCTTTTTTACCAGCATCAGCTTTAGGAGTTTCACCACCTCTATCTTTTGCATAATCACCACCAAACATATCACTACCAGCTGCTTTTGGTGCCGATGGTTGTTCTTTATCTTTTACAGCATCATGTGTACCCGCTTTAATTGCAGCATCTCTACTATCTTTAGATTTGAATACAGAAGTTTTACCACTTTGTTTATTAGTTGCGGTAAATGTTTCCTCTTTAAGTAGTTGGTTTAATTTAATCATTTTATAATTTATTAAATAATTTATCAGTATCAATATCAAATGCGTAACCAGCTCCAGAATATCTTTTATTTGGTATTACTGAAATTCCTAATTTCTTTTCTAAACGAATTTGTATTAATGATAATAAATCTTCTTCTCCACCATTTCCCAATTGCTTTAATACAATATCAATTTTCTCTCTATCTTTCATTGATTTTGGTAATAATACAATATTGTTCATTGGAGATGATACTATGAACTCAATACCAGATGCTTGTGCAAAGTCAAACTTTACATCTTTTGCTTCTTTAATAATACGTTCACTTACACTTTCGTTTTTATCAAATCCGTAATTAGCTTGATTAATATAATTTTGTGATTTTGAAATATGGTCTTGTATCCATGCCGCTACATTGAATTCGGCATTTCCCATTTTTGATTTAAGTTCCGTTGCTGATTTGATTATATCATCTAATTGCTTTTGAGACATTGATACTTCATAATCCGTATCTTCACCTTCTTTTACTTGCGGAGCAAATGCTCTTGCATAAGGATTAGATACTACTTGTCCTAATTGTGGTTTTAATTTACCATAAGTAGAACTATCCGCAAAGTTAAAAATTTCGGTTAAACGAATCATATTATTGCAAATCTTTTTTGAATTTTTTGATAACAGCCAAAGCTGCTTTTAATGCTGTATCCGAATCTTCAATATCATCCGAAAATGAAGAAATCTTCCAATGATTATTAATAGGAAACCCTTTATCGTTTATGGTATAAATTTCCCAAATACCATCATAAGCCTCATCAATATATAAACCATTTTTTGTTCCATCTGGATAAAATTCGTATCCTTGCCTAGCTCTACCTTGAGAATATTTTTTAGCCTTTACATTATCTACACCTAATTCTTTTTTAAGTGCATCTGATATTTTTGCTACCATTGAGGTATCCGGTCCTAATCCTTCTTTCAATAAGTTTGTTAATTTAATCATCTTATTATTTTTTTCTTAAACCTAATCTTTCTCTCATAACATCTGGCTGAATATCTGCAATCTCATAGTAACGAGATAGGATGTGTCCCATATCTTCATATAATGAATGTAATCTTTCATCCATTGCTCTTGCTTCTACTGCAAACTTTTGGAAACTTTTATCCATCTTATCCAATTCACTCATATTACGTTTAACGGTCACACCATCAAACCAATCTGCTGTTTCTCTTAATGTTAATTCTCTAGCTGCTTCAACAATTCCACCCAAAGTATTTGCAACCTCCGTTAAATCGGATGCTCTTTTCATTTGCTCTTGGAATGTGTTGTATGTAGATATGATTTCTAAAAAGTGTTTCTTAACCTCATTACTTAAAGGTCTTTTATCTCCGTTTAAACTTTCTTTAATGCTAAACTTTCCGTTTACAATCTTTACTTCGTTTAAATTAGTTTTACGAATGTCATTGTACCCCTTAGTTACATTAGTTGCTTTTCTATTAGCTTCTACTTTTAAGCTAATCTTATTGTTGTGTACATAATCGTATATGTCAAATGGCTTGCTCATTATGATATTTCAGTTATAATTTCTCTCATTAAATCTTGTGCTTTGCAGTAATCTCCGCAAACATCAGTTCCAATTTGTCTTGTTACCGATTCGTTTACAGGTACCATAAATGCACCATGTGTAGATGGATTAGAAACAAAATCCCAACCGATTAATTCAAAATCTTCCTGAACTTCTACTTTATTTCCTTCCATTTGTTTTGTAGAACCCATACCTCTTGATGATATACCTAAAAGGATACCAGCTTTAAGTAATTCTTTGAGGATATTACCAGATGGGGTTGCAAGGATTTCAACTGTACCACATAAATCATCTCCCTCCCAATGTATTTCTCTAACATTGTGTGATACGTTCTTTAAGTTGATTACAGTTGAATCAGGGTGGTCTAATTCACCTAATGCTCTACGTTCTTTGATAAGTTGCTCATACTTTTGAGCTTCTCTCATTAATGTAGTCTTTGGATATATTCTACCATTTTGATTCTCAGCACCAGCTCTTTGAAGAATACCTTTAACGATAGTTCTACCACCAGCATCCTCTTCTACCTTGCCTTCGAATAATTTGGTTTCTATTAAAAGATTCTTCATTTTATTTTAATTCTTAGTTTTTAAGTAAATCATTTATTACTTTATCAAATAATCTTTGGCTATTTGTATTACGAGCTCCAGTAAATCCTCTTTCTTTTTGTAAATATGCAACAACTCCACCTCTTAATGCTCGTTCAACTTCATCGGATTGCATTACTTTTTTAACCGCTGCTTTAACATCATCGTATTCGGGAAATTCATTTCCTTCGGCATCTCTTGCTTCGTTTACTACGGATTCGGATTTTTCACCTTTACCATTCCAAGCAGAATCAATTTTATTAAAAAATTCTTTCTTCTCATCATCACTCATGGATGGGATAGATTTACCAGCTTTATCTAATGCTTTTTGGAAGAATGCCTGATATTCAGTTTCTTCTACCATTACTTCCTTAACTAATTCTTTTAGTCTTTGTTTTGTTATACCTGCCATATTACATTGAGTGGATTTTCTCCGCTATTTTATTTAATCTTTCTTTGATAGTATTTAAGTTACTATATGTTCTTTTGTAGTAACCTGTTCTGTCCAAATTGTTTTCAGTTTTTAATCTTGAGTACCAATTAACAAACTTTTCTATTTCTGATAATTGAGATTTTACACTTCTCAATCCTACTGCTATTTTCTTTTGTGGAGAAGCATCTTCTCTTTTCAATTCTAACCAACGATTTTCAACTAATTCCATTGAGGATACATTAGCCATTTCATCATCTTTATTATTTTCATCTTTTGTAGGAGTTGCGGTTGGTTTTGCTTTTTCAGGTTGTAAATCCAATACACCCATCTCCTCTTTTAATTTTCCTTCTTCCAAATCATCTACAACAGTTCCACCAGTAACTTTAGCTAATCTATTGTTTTTCTTCCCAGTTTGACCAGGTTTAGTAAATGCAGCGGGAGTGTTATAACCAGCAACTGCAGCAGTTCCAGTCATTTCCTCCAATTCATCTTCGGATTGAATTTCTCTAACCAATCCTCTGATTATTTCTCTTAATTTATTTTCCATTTACTTTGTTCTTTAATTCTTTAACTAATTCATAAGAAAGTATAATAGATGAAACTTGAGAATCAGAAACTGTCTTTCCAACCTTCATTTTTTCTAATACTGAAATTGTTTCTAATAATTTGATTTTAGTTACTTTATCACAAACTTTAGTTTCGATTAATCTCAACTCTTTTGCAATTTTAGGAATTTCTACGGCAACATAATCTTTGAATTTTGTTGTGTTACTCATATTGTTAATATACTCTTTTAACAAACCTTTTTGTTTTTCATCTAAATTAGTATATTTTTTATTAAAACTTTCAACAAGAATTTTATAAGTCAATAAACGTAAATCTTTTTCTTGTTGAGAATAGGTTTCCATTAATTTAACGGATTCTACATTTTTAACTGCTTCTACTTTAGCAGGTCTTGCTATAATATTTTCAATTAAGGTAATCTTTGAATTGAATATATCTTTAATATCGTAGTTTTCCGATTTTTTAGATTCAAATACTTTGTAAATTGAAGCTAATACTTTGTAGTTTGTAATTGGTGATGAAAGGAATTGCTCTATTTCAAATTTAGCACCAATTTCTTTAATCAAACCATATTTTTCTTTAGCTAACTTTCCCTCATTTAATTTTGAGTGAGCTTGGGATACCGTATCTACAAATTTCTCTGCTCTACTTTCGGTATTATATTTTTCTTTTAAAAGTAGTTCATATAAACGCAACTCTTTATTAAGTTCCGTTCCGGGAGCAAAAAACTCCTTAACTATCTTCTTAGCATTTTCCGTTTTGTCTCCGTTTAATACCTCTAATGTTATTTGTCTTACTAATAATTCAAATAACACTCCAGTATTTTTGAACTTGGAATGTTTTATTTTTTTCATTTATTTACCCTATATTTAACTTACGACCGTATAGTAACACATATAAATATAAACCTTTTTTTATTTGTTAAATTTTCGTGTCATCTAATAGATTTTTTTCATCTAACATACCTGATTTCTCAATCAAAACCTTTCTTTTAGCTGATATTCCATTTACATATTCTTTTGCTAATTTTGCACTAGCTATGTTTCTATTTTCTCTTTTTCTTTCTCCGTGATTTTCTTTATCACCTAAAGGGTCTCTACCATATGGATGTTTATCTTTACCATATGTGTTACCTTCTCTTGGTCTACCACCTTTATCTTGGCTCATACCCAATTTTAACTCCTCTATCTCCTGCTCCACATTTTGTTGTTTTGGTGGATTTGCCGGGTCTTCACCTTGCTGTTCAATTGAGTTATGTCTAAATCTATCTTTGATATCTAATATTACTTTAGCTCTCTCCGTATTTATTTCATCTTCACTCATATTAAATACATTATGATATACCCAATCCGTAGATAACATATTCATATTTTTAATATCAGTTCCCAATCTTACTTTCTCACTCCAAAGATTTACTTTCTCTTGCTCATAAATTGTAGATGAGTTTGTAAGAGTTAATTCAAAGTTTACCATTTCAGAATCATCAATACCTTGAGCTGCTAAGTGAACAATTGCTATTTTAGTTAATTCACTTACTACCGTTCTTTGAATTCTTTCTACAGTTCTTGCAAAACGAACATCTTCTGCCGCAAGAGTTGCTTTACCATTTACGTTCTCATCATATGATAAGTAAGCCTTTGGTACTCTCAATGCAGCAAATAATTTGTTTTTTAAGTAATCAATATCTTCCGTTGCAGTATATTCCAAACCACTAATGTTTTCAATTGATGTACCACTATCTCCACCTCTAACAGGTAAAAAGAAATCTTCAGTAAGGTTTTGGATATTGTATTTTAAGTTGTAATCTCCTGTATTTCTATCAACGAATGGAGTTTTTTTCATTTTGTTGATAATCTTTTGCATATAGTTATCAACCTCTTGCGGTGGAATGTTACCAATATCAATTTTGAATACTCTCTTTTCAGGCGCTCTCATAATACGATGAATTAACATCGCATCTTCCATAAGAGTTAATTGCTTCCAAATTCTTCTTGCACCTTCCAACATTGATTTACCATATGGTAGGAAGTTTGTATCTGAAAGTAAACGGAAGTGAGCCATTTCATAGTTCTCATATTCCTTTTTACCAATCTCATCCAACTCTACTTTAAACTTCACATAGTTTGGATTTTGTGGGTCAGTATTTTCTAATCTTTCAGTATTATATGTTGAATATGGTTTTACGTTTATAATACCAGCATTCTCACCAATCTCCAATGCCAAAAAGAAATCACCATACTTAACCATATTACGAACCCAAGGCCATAAGTTAAACTCTACGTTCATTACATCGTAGAATAGGTTGTGTAATGCTTCTTTTACATTTTCATTAGATGATTTGATTGTTAGTACCTCACCATACTCATCTTTTGTAGTTGATTCATCCGCATAAATATCTAATGCCGATGAAAGTATCGGGTCATTATCCATTGCATCATAATCTCTAAATAATTCTCTACGAACTTGTGCATATGCCATTGATTGCGCACCACCTTGTTGTTCGTAGAATGATTTTTGTAACTTTGTGTACCTATCACGTAGGTTCATAAAGTTTGTATTGAATTGTCTTTCATCGGTATCAACAACTTTACGTTTTCCGTCTTTATCAATACGGACAACTGCTTGTGTTGAGAATAACTTTCTTAATCTACCAAAAAAACTTCTATCGTCAGTTACTTCTGCCATAATTTTCTATTTTGTTTTATAACCTTTATTTAACACAAAAACATATTACCACTTTCTACATGACCAATAATTTGCTTTTGTTCTTGGACCGGGATTATCACAATTCATTCTTGCTCTAAATGATTTTCTTCTTGCTGGATTATCTTTTTTAATAACCATTCCCTTCTGTCCAAAATTCACTTTAATCACCTTACCTGTTTTTGGGTTTTTGACGTAGACCTTAAATTTTTTTACATCCCCTTGCATCGGTTTACCCAACTTTACTTCTCTTCCCTGGTATTCTGCTTCAAATACACAATTACAATTTGCCTCATTCAATTCGTTTGAGTATTGTTGTAAGTATGCAAGAAAATCATCCATATCTTCTTGCTCAACATCCAATTCATCATAATCATCAATTGGATTATCTTGCGGAGTATCACCCATAGCATATGCTTGGTCAATATACTCATCTTCATTCAGTAAAGATTTTAACTTAATCATAGTAAATAGTATTTTGATATATACAATAAATATGTAAAAATATTAAAACACTATAACCATTGGGATAAATCTTCAAACGTATCACCCACTCTCATCTTCCAAGGATTCTCATCCATATTAGATGGTGAATACACACCTTCGTATGTATTTGCAGTAATTCCAGCTACTGCCATTTTTGTTAAATCAATACCTTCTTGTCTTAAACGAAGTGCGGTATCTCTTACCCATAATCCAATAGAGAATGCCATTACCAAGTCATCATTATAACCCTTCATAGCTTCAGCTCTACCACTGTGATATATAAATGTAAACAATTCATCAATTAATCTAGATGAACGAACTATAACCGTCTTCTCTCTGAAATAATCATCCAATTTGGATATAATTAAAGGTCTAGTCTTTGATGTTGTTGAAAAACCAGCAACCAATCCTCTATCCTCTGCTCTGTATCTATTGTTTAATTGGTTCTCCACATCTACATACTTCAAATCCTTACTCATATAGAATAGGTTACGATACCCTCTATCTATTACCTGTTGTATTGTTGCCCAACCAATGTTTGCGTTTTCTATTACTAATAATGCATCATTGTATTCGGTTGATATTGCTACTAACAAATTTCCAAAATCTTTGGTATCCATCTTACCTTTGTACTCACCAACTTGAGTTGCGGTTACAATATTTATAATGTGGAATGTTGAATAATCGGCACCATCTCCCCTTGCAACGTCAGCTACAACCATAAACGATGCATTTGATGTAGGATATTCCCATCTCCAAAAGTTGTTATCTATACCACCTTTTGAAACAGGGTCTTGAACATAAGTTTCTTTGTAGAACATTAGGAGTTCTGGGTCAATTACATTATCTCCAGATGAAATAAAGTCACAATCACATTCTTGTGCAGCTCCTTTTCTTCCCAACAATCTTTCTTGCTCATCTCTCCAAATTTGGTCTCTTTCAGGATGAACTGTCCAATGTAAACGAATTGTGTTAAATGGATTTATAGATGATTCTGCATCACTCCATGTTTGATGAAACCAATTACCCACACCATTAGGAGTTGATAACGCAATACACGCCCCACCCGTTGATAGAGTAGATTGAGCTGCTTTCCAAATCTCATCGATATCATCAATGAAAGCTGCCTCATCAAATATTAGTAGTGATAGGGCTTCCGAACGTCCTGCATCAGGTGAAGATGCAATTGCTTTGATTTGTGAACCATTTTGTAATTTAAGTGAGAGTTTGTTATCCTCCAATGCACCACCCTTTAACCACGATGGTAATAGTTCGTACATTACTCTTACTTTTGTTACTAAGTTCTTTGCAACCTCTTGTTTTGTTGCAATAACCAATACGTTGAAATCCGTATTGAATAGCATACTCCACAAAGCATAACCCGCGGATAGTGTGGAGATACCAGTTTGACGAGATTTAAGAACGATATTAAATCTATGATTCTTAAATTCGGTTAGTGTCTTCTCTTGAAACGGAAATAGATGAAATGGTATTTTACCTTTTACCGGATGCTGAATCATACAATATTTCTTCATAAAGTGGATAGGGTCACTAGCACACTTTATGTATTCTTCTCCTATAATTTGCTTTAGAGATTTCTTTTGTTGTATTCCGTTACTCATACTAAATCTTTAGGTGGCTTTACTAAATCGTAATTTTTATCTTTTAGTAACTCCCAAGCTTCATTTCTTAATTTTGTAACTTGTGCAACTTCAGCTTCTACGTTGGTAATTTCAAGCAATATTTCTGCTTTTAATTCCTCAACAGGTCTTTCCATAGTCCACTTTTCAGTTGTACCATTTTCGTTTACATACTCATATTCCTGTCTTGCATCTTTATATGCTTGATTGAATTGAGCAAGTACATCAGTTCCGTGCTCAATCATATTTGATGTTAATTTGTAGGTTTCATACGCATCCCACAACCCATCTACTCTTATTTCAAATTCTTTTTTAGCAAGACAAGTTGTACAATATCCAGTTTTAGATATTAACTTTTTATCTACCCTACCTAATTTGATTGTTTTACATTCACTACCTTTACATCTATTAAGTTCTGATAAGTAATTTCTTACACTAGACATTGTTTCACTTAATGATGATATTTGCTCCTTACCCCATTGTTTTTGTTCCCATTGAACTCCGTTTGAATCAGTCCAAGTTTCTCCAACTTCTCTTGTAATATTAGCTTCCGGATTTACTGATAATGAGATTTGTGCATTTGTTTCATATTCCTGCCCACGTAATACCATATCCGATAACTTTCTACGAGTCGGATGCATGTACTGTCGATTGAATTCTTTTGCCATATTATTTCCTATATATTCGTATATATAAGTATATACTTTTTGGAAAAAACGTTAAAAATTATTCGTAAAAAAGACCTAATATCTGATTAAGTGGAGCGAATGCTCCTGTTAATTTGTAAGTGTTTCCGTTATATACAAATACGATACCTTCGTTTGGAACTATCTTTTCAAAACCACCCAACGCCTGTAATCTTTGCAATTCTAATTTAAGTTTGTCCAATTTTTTAGGGTCTCCCAACTTTCTAACATCATCAACCGTCTTATGCAATCTAGCTACCATTTGTTTAGTTGCTTCCGTTGGATTTGCAGTAAGTACAGATTCCATAAATGAAAGAACATCTGCCCCAACACCTAAAAATATTTCTTCAAATTTCATTAGGTTATCTTTTGCTATTTTAGCTTGGTCTTTCTTTTCTGTATTATCTGCCCAACTTCTTAACTTAACGTCTTGTATTGTTGCTATTCTGAATCCTTTATCTCCAAATGCCCATCTCTTAACCAAACCAATCTTTTCTTGTGCATCTAAACCCTTTGCGTTTTTATCCACAAAGTTACTCCACCAAGCTTGATGATAATCAGCTACACCATCGGTATCTGATAATCCAAACTCACTTTGTAGTTTAGATATCATACCCATATATTTTGATTGTAGTTTTGTTAAATCCTCACTCTTTGGTAATTTTTGCATTGGAGGTCCTTGTATTGTGTACTTAGATTGAACGTGTCCATTAACTTGCTTAATCATACCAGCTAATATTCTTGCAGATGTTTGATTTTCACCGATTATATTTCCATCGATATCATAATCAAATGTTCCATGAAATACTAATAGTGGTTGATTGTATGGGATTACGTTTACCGATGTTGGATAAATTACTTCCAAATTCATAAAAGAACCACCACCATTAAATATTTTATCTCTTTGTGAATCCGATAATGCAGATATTGCTTTTGATAAATCACTCATAGCAAAATTGTAAGCATCGGTTAAACCACCTCTACCACCAAACTTATCTGCCACCTGTCCTATTGTCATAGCACCCTCACCTTTATTCTTTAGATGTGATTTGTTTCTAGCCGCAACTAATCTTCCGTTTACCCAACTAATT